TTCCAGTTCTACCTTGAGATTTCATCAATCTCTCAGCAGTAAATTGAAGCGCTGAAGGAATTATCATTTTAGTTCCTTTTGCTGCAATTTTTAGACCTCTTTCATCAGTCATTGCTGCGATGTCAATAAGAGCTTGCTCTAACGAAGTTTCGTTAAGGTCAGCTGCAGTTGACAACTCATTTTTGAACGTTCCAGCTACAATCGGGTGAACTGCAGAACAAAGTTCTACACCGTCACCACCTGTAAAGCTTGAATCAAATGCATTGTTTAATACATTTGCTGCTTTAACTTGTTTAGCATTTGCCATTGATCTAGCTAATGCTTTTGTATATCTAGACGCAAGTCTATCATACAAGTTATCTTCAATCGCTTCTTCAGTGATTGAGAACGCTAAAGCAAGCGTTTCATGAGTGTATCTAGCAGTGAAAGATTCTTGTGCTGTATCGTAGTTAACGCTTGATCCTTCAGGTTTAACTGAAGCATTTGCGAAACCAGATAACATCACTTCTTCTTCAAAAGCTCTGTCAGAATTTTCTACGTCGAAAATTTCTGCATGCTCATCTGCATAGTTTTTATATTCCAGGCCGAATAGTGCATTCAATCCTGGCTCTAACTCTTTTACGAGTTGTGATCTTGATATTGCCATAATTTATCTCCTATTCTAAAATTATACGCCTGTTGTTAATTTAAAGATATGTTCACCAGTATTGATAACACAATATGCGTTAGCATTAGCTGATGAAGTATCACTATTGTCCGGATCGTTTGATATACCGATTTGTTTGAAGTTACCAGATGTTCCAGATTCAGAAGTGTCTAACTCAGAAGTTGATTGACCAGTAAGAGTGCTTCCGCCTACTCCTGTAAAATCAATCGCTGAATTATTCATTGCTGCTGTTCCTGTACCATCATGTTGTGCTTCGTACACGATATATGGATCCGCATACACTGTAGCTTTTAAATCAGAAGCATTTGTGCTTGCTGCGTAAAAAGGCTTAAATGTAGGTTTACTTGTTGTTGGATCAGTATAAAACACACCACCGAATACACCCGCTATTTGAGTGTCTCCAGCTGCTGCTGCTTCTATACCGCCGCCTGCTACTGCTTCAACTACTTGACCAGTATAAATTGCTGATCCGTAGTTAGCCGCTATAGCGTATTCTTCCGCTCTGATTTGTCCACCAGTAAGATGTCTTGTAGGTTTGAAACCGAACGCTGCGTCTTTGTTAGCCATAGTTTTATCTCCTTATGTACCTGCCTCGAAAGGCCTCCAGTACGATTTAATTTATCCGTTGGTAAGAATTGTTAAAAAATTAACTTTTCTTCGTACCACCGAAGGTTACACGAGTCTGTCGATCATTATTGATCGGCATACTTGGATGCTGTTCCTTCATTAAATCGTTTTCGATCGCGTCATTTCGGTCTTGAGTTTGTTGTTTAAAATACTCTTCGCGCGACTTAACAATTTCGTTAGGTATCCTTGCCAGCAAAAGGCCGCCAACTCCGATAACCCCTTTGTATTTCCCGTCGTTAATAGTTGGATAATCAACATCAGAATATTCATCAGATCTAACTAATTCAAATCCTGATCTTAACTTTGCCGACATATTTGATGAATCATCAAAACCCATCGACTCAGCTCTTATCCACCTGTGTTTAAAACCATCTGGTGCGGGTGGGGCATCTAAAGATGATGGTGGAGTCCAAACTTTTTTCTGTTCTTTAACTTTTGTTTGGCTCGCACGGGAGTCTATTTTTTTATCTGTCATATGCTTATCTCTCCTTCGTGATATTTAATTGTTTCGCATAAAGTTCTAGTGGCACACCTAATTTTTTAGCAATTGTTACTTGAGACGGCGTGAGTCTCACTGTTTTCTGCGACTTAGAATTCACACTTCGCTTTGCTGAAGCTACTGTTTGTGTAGGCTTAGTCGTTACCGTTGAGTCAGTATTACCAAATTTATGCGGAAAGTCAAGCTTCATACGTTTATCAATCTCATTATAATACTCATCAGATTGCGCATCAAACCCTTCTTCCTCGGTTAGTTTTTTATGTAAATCAAATGCAGTGTAAGTCATTGCATTATCTGATCCAAACCATGGGTTTTTCTCTGCCCATTCTTCTGCTTTAGGATCTGATACTGTAGTTTTAGGTGCAATTGCTTGATCTAAAGTTGGAGTTTGAACAGGAGTTCTAGCTTCTGTTTCACTTTTTTTCTTTAAATTAGCAACTCTTGCTTCTTCTACACCTAGTCTTGCAATCATTTTTTGTGCTTCGACTTCAGCGGCTACATCGCCTGCTTCTCTTGCTTTTATTAAATGAGCTTGAGCAGCTTGTAAGCCAGAGGTTACTCTGCCTTCCATTGCATTTACATAGTTAGGTTCTATAGTTTTTAATCTAGACTGCAAACTTTCTTGACTAGCTTTAACTTTTTGAGCCCACTCTACAGCAGCCTCTTTTTGACGTTCTGCTTCACGCCATTTTTTAGTTAGCTTTGCAATTCTTTTTTGCACTCCATCACTATATTCTTCTAATTCTTTTTTCTTATCTTCTGTTTCTTCTTTAACTTCTGTTTCTTCTTTAACTTCTATTTCTTGTTTAGGTTCTGTCTCTTCAACTTTTATCGTTTCCTTTGGTTCTTCTTGTTTTGTTTCTTCTTCAAGATTGACTTCAACTTCCGGTCCGGAAGTATCTATATCAACCATGGGTTCATTTTTCTTTTCTTCTTCTGGCATAGTTTACTCCTTCTATGTTTTAATATTGATGAAATATATCTTCAGGGTTTTCAATGGTTGCTAAAATCTCATCGTCATTTAGCAGTCTAACTTCCCCACCATCTATCTGTATTCTTGATCCAGCGTATCTTGCAAAGATAACCCAATCACCTTTTTTACACCAAGGTCCTTCTGGATATCTTTCTTTATCATAACAATGTGGTCCTGTTTTTAAAACCATTCCACAATTAGCTCCAACTTGTTGTCGCTCTAAAGTTTCTTGTCCTAATAATAAACCACCTTTAGTTTTCTCTTTCATTTTAAAAGGTAAAACTAAAAGTCTCCAGCCTGTTGGCTCTGGCAACTTACTATCTTCAGTTTTTGATAAATCTTTTTCTGGTTTTTTTTCAGCTTCTATTTTATCTAATAAAGCTGGCTTATGTTTTGGGACCTCTTGTGTTGAGGTCGATAACGGTTCCTTGTTCATCTTTTTGCTCCTTATTGTCTAGCAGGTTAGAGATTTCCTGTAACATTAGTTGGTATGTTCTTGCTTGTCCTAACATATACTGATATTTTTCCATATTGTCAACACCACCACTTATTAGAATGTCGCCAACTTTTTGTAAGTTGTCTCTCATTAGTTTTTGCATTTTTGATACTATAGTTAATCCATCTTCCATTACATTGCTGTCCTTTCTAATCTATAATCTTCTAAAGCTTTTAACTTTTCATCTGCTTCAGCTATTTTTTGTAATTGTTTATCTATCTCTTCAATGTGTTGTGGATGCTCTCCAATACCAACAGAATTTTCTAAATAGATTTTTATTATTGCGTCTGCTTCAGATACTTGTGCTTCGTACCTAGCTTCTAACGCGTCTAGTAGTGCATTTCTCATTTAACATTTCCATCTTCTCCGTGCCTGTCTTATTCGTGAGTTTGGATCGTTACGAGTTTTTGCTGATGACCTTTTTAATTGTCCTAGTGATCTAGCGCAGTATGATTTCCTACGATTAGCAGCTTTTGATCCTGGCTTCACTTTTCCAGTCACGGCTGTTTTTAATTTACTTCCAGGGTTTGCTGCCCTGTAAGCTCTTACACCTTTTGCTGTCATTCCAGCTCCAGATTTTGTCTTTCGATAATTACCACCTTTACCGGTAGTTTTTCTAATTGGGTTTTCTACTTTACCACCTTTTTTAAAACCAGGTGCTTCAACCATACCCGAGTAATAACTTTTATAACTTGGGTTTCCAACTTTAACGCCACCTAAATCTCCAGAGATATAAGTACCGTTATAAGATTTCATTACGCTTTATCAGCTGTCTTTGCTGATTGTTTTAAAGCTTTATCAGTTACAGTGCCTTTACCAGGTTTGCTAGTCCCTCTTTTTTTGGCTCTGTTCATGTAATAATATAAACCTTTTTTAGCTTTTGTTCCGTCTTTTTTTGTGTGGTATTTGCTAGCGTCTGCTCCACCACCTTTTTTATAATAAGTTCTCATTATTTTTTTCCGCCTTTTCTTTTCATAGCTCTTCCGCCACCAGCGTAAGCTACACCACCACCCATGAAAGGTGATCTTTTATCTTTTGCTATACCACCATCTTTTAAGAAGCCCATATTATTTCTAACTTCTTTTGGT